CAACCCAACTAGAATCACCCCAAGCAGCATTATCACCTGATTCCCAATCCAATACTAAGATAGCTTCATGCAAATACCCTTGCACATTATTAATGAAGAATTCTGCTTCTGCTTCAGGATTTCCACCACTTGCGTAATGGTATACACCTAATAGCTTACCGGCAGCTTTAGCAGATTGGTAATGTTCGTCGCAATATGGATTTACATAACCAGTCCCCTCCGTTGCCTTACAAATAACAGCATCACAATCGAGGGAACCAGTTACGATTCCCTTCTGATGAGATGCTACGTCAACTACTCTCAACATTCTTACGCCTCCTTCTTCGGACCATTTAATCTAGTAAATAGGTCATTCACAAAATTGGCCCCACGTGCCGTGATAATACCAGTTAATACAGAACCTAAGAAAGGAACCGCTAAAGGCATGCCAACTAGCGGAAATAAATCCGCTCCTGTTGCTAAGCAAATAAGAATTGAAACCCCAAGAGAACCAACAACATTAGGATCAACCTTATTGGCTGAATATACGCGCTTAACGTTCTCCCAAACCGCTTCAACTAATACTGCGATAATAACTAGTTGTGATAATGCATTCATTTTATTTTTCCTCTTTCTTTCTATCTAAAAAGGCACCCTTTCGAGTGCCTTAATAGCAATATTTAATTTTTGTAATAATCCCAGGTATTGCCGAACCCAGGTTCATTACCTTTGTTATTGTCAATTTTTGAAATGAAGACGATACCACGTGCGATAACTAAGTCCCCTTTGTTATAGACAGTCTTTTCATTCCAAGGCTTTATTTCTTGCTTTTTCTTCAGCATATTTTCGTACAGTTTCTCTGATACATCAGGCGTTTTCGCTTCCTCTGCTGTAACGTCTGATATAACGCTATACGGCACGTTTTTATAAGATACCCTTTGCCCTTTTTTGTACCGTGTTCCAGCTGCCCAAACATTCAGAAATGATATGTACTTCTTTACAACTTCAACGCTTGCCGTCTGTAAGCAATCATTGACTAATGGCTTCACATCATTAAAGTTTTTAGCATCAATATCTTTCTGTGGAACGTCAGACAAAATAAAAGAGATAGTATAACTATCATCGCTTTTAGAAAACGTCATTGGCTCAGTGTACATTTTGTGTGTGATACTCTCGTCATCAAAACTTATTTCATGTATAACACCAACTTCAAAACTATCAATTAGTGGCTTTAGGTTTTCAAACACCTTACGTTGAAATGTAACAACGCTTTTATTGCCACTTGGGATTTCAGTAAATTTTAAACCATCTATAAGCATTATTTCCCTTTCTATGCAGACTTAACAAACAGTCCGCTAACAACCACTTTACTTTTTGGTGTTATATCGTTTGGCGTAGACCAGTTATATACGTGTGTCATAATCGCATTAGCACTTACATTCTTTATTGTTGTTATACACCATGTAACAGTGTGTGCATCATAAAAGCATAGCAATTTATATCCTGTAGGAATAGTGTATGGAACACTTATATATGCGGCCTGTTGTCCTTTTATTGCTTGAACATCAGCCGTAAATTCTTTCACAATAAACGTATCATCGCCGCCAACGGCAAGTCCGCCTTTTGCGTATGTTCTACCTAGCGTTGATAAATCACCTTCATTGTAAATACCACATGGTACATTAGGAGTTTTTTTAATGTGAATCATTCTAAAAAGAGATGTAAACTTCCCAAATAAAGCTGTCCATTGGCTTCCTGGTAAAATGTATTCTCTTGTCACAGATTGCCCATAGTAGTCTGTGATGGTTAATTTGAATGTAAATTTATTTTGATAATTTAAATCACTAAACTCTTTGTTGACGTTGAAATCATTCGAGTTTACAACCACATCAGTATTAAGTCTCTCATTTGGCAGATGTTCTGTTATTGCAATCAATTTATTTGACTGGCCATTGTACCATTTACCTTTTGCGATCATATATCCATGATTAGATGTTGGGTTATCTCTAGTCGCAACCAAATCCGTTATTGTCGGATAGAAATACGGAACATACGTTCCGTGCCATTCTTGCGTTGTTTTAAAGCCTCTACTGTCCTCTATTACAAACTGTACATCACCATCAACCATACCTTCTAAATCAACACTATATGTATCATTGTTAAGCGCCATAGGGTATTGCTGTTTATTATGCATCACATACACATTTTTCGCAGTCGAAAAACCTCTTACTTCTGCTTGCATGGTAAGCTTCTTTTTTGATAAGTACCTAAATACTTTGTCTTCATGAATCTTTGTGTTCCCAGTTTCCTTTACAACTGCCGAACTAATTACAGGACCGTACTTCTCTTCAGGAAGGTCTATGAAAAAACTGATATTCATTGAACCAATCATCTTTGCATTTTGATCACCACTAGCATATGTTCCCACGCCAAGATAACCATATATGTATTTTCCGTCTGTAGAGTATTTCAACATCTCTTCTGTAGGCTTAAATGTATATTCCGTATCGATATCATTTGTGTTAAGCCATTTATACCCACTATTTCCAATCACCCATACTAGCGAATGTCGGTATGCAGGAACCTTTTTGTCAAGAACTAACGTAATCGTATCCGTTCCATCCATCTTGACACGGTTCTTTCCATTTTTCCAAAAAGGAACACTCGCTCGAGGAATATTAGGAAGTTCAATAGAACCATCTAAGTATGCATCAGCAGAAGAAAAGTAAAAACTTAAATTAGCATTAATACTTGTTGAGTAGTTACCATTGTTATCATGATAACCCCAAAATCCACCGCTTATCAGTGTTCCGCTACCACTCAGCGTACCACCGCCTGTAACTGTATCGCATCCAGTAGCACTAAATGTCCAAGATCCAGAGTAGATATAACCAGAATTCATGGTGTAACTAACTTGGATTTCTACATAGTCTCTATTTAATTCGATACTATGATATTGCGGATTAATACGTGCAAATAATTGATAAGTTACATTTGCTGCGCCAGGTGTTCGTGTAGCTTCAGAAACAACTTTCCAGTTTTCGTTTAATAACACCATTAATCAACATCTCCAATCCAGTACATATACGTACAATCAACTTGTCCGGTTTTAATATTACCGTTTGCAAATTCTGTGACTTCAATTTCATCCAGTTTCGCTTCTAATCGATGAGATCCAACACTCAGAAATTCTCTAACTGCCAAGTATGCAAGAATATTGTTCAGCTTATCGAACTGCGCAAGCACCTTTCCATTAGTGTCTACTACTTTTACACCACGTCCATTAATACTTGTTTGTGTTTCTTCGCCTTCTCCACCAACATGCAGACCATTTTCGTCAAGCATTGCTCGCATGAACGCCTTATAGCCTTCGTACTCTTGGCGGGTAACACTAAGAACGATGTTATCCGTGTTCTGCTCGATACGTGATGCCAATTCTCGCATACGTCCATCTGCTGCTGTATGACGGTCTGCTAATTCCGTTAATGTTTCAGTCAATACTTTATTGCCAACATTAACAGTATTGGCATTAATTGTGCCTGCAGTGATCATTGCTCCATTGATATGTCCGTCTGCAGTTATTGCAGTGGTATATGGTCCAGCATATCCGTTAGAGCTAAAGCCTAGCCCACCCTGTGACCATCTCCATACATTTCTTGCCTGTGTATAGTCTGCTTGGTCAGAAATAACCAACTCCGACCAGTTGCCATTTGCATCAGTTACTTTTGTTACATAACCACTAAATCCACTAATATTAGCAGTTGCGTTACTAACTGCGATATTGACCATCGATTTAACAAGTGGTTGAATCGTTGATTTGGTAGCTTCTTTGATTGCTTCTCCAAATGAACTTCTTGCTTCGCCGAGTGTAATCTTTATATAGCGCTCGTTTAAAACATCGAATTCGGTTTTAATTACTTTTGCAACCGCATTGACACCTAGTTTTTCAAAAACGACATGAACAGTATCGCATAGGCTTACTCTTTCAAGTGAGACTATGTTTTTATATTCCTCTGTTTGCCACAACTGGATAAACGATACATCAATTGATACCTTCGGAACTCCAATATTGTTCGCCTTAATATATTGCTTTGCACGTGTATTTAGTTGCTGCTTATCAGGTTTCTTTTCGAAGTCTGCAGAGCAATCTAAAACGTGGATATTTTCCTTTGGATAGTCTGTATGATTTTCTAGATATTGAATTTCACCAACAATGACATCTTGTGTATTGTTTTCCTCTTTGTACCAGTAAGCAATCACACCAGTTCTTACATTCTCAATTGATTCTTGTTGCTTTAAATCTGTTAAATTCTTCCCGTATCGAATCGTAACACCATTATCTCTTCCGCGGTTTTGATGAACTTTAACAGTTAATCTATCAAACTCAAGTTCTGCACCTTTCCCAAATGAATCAAGGATAGAACCATCAGTTCCTGCTAAACGACTTCTAAATGAAGCAGGACTATTTTGCTTATATTTCCCACTTCCGGAAATATCTGTCCATACTTCAAATGGATTAGCAATCATCGAGTTAGATTTCAGTCCGTTCAAAGCAGATGAACAATCATTTGCGGTAAATGGAGCTACAGGAATTCCTGACAAGTCATAACTCAGATGTACTGCATAGATTTTTACAACTCCGCCAATTGGGCGAGTAATTTTAAAAACTCTAAAAGGTTGTGCTTTTTGGCCATCACTTGGCATCGCTAAAATAATTCGATTGTTTCTAATTTCATCATAATGAACGCCACCAAGAGGATACTCCATCTCTAGTTCATAGGAACCATTTCTTTCTTCGACAACAGTACAAGAAACGGCATCAGCAAGTGTGCCAATGCCATTCGTCGTAAATTGTTTTTCTGTAGAGTCATATAAAATCGGCTTCATATTGTGTACCACCTTGGTTTGATTTCAACCTTAGTAATCCCATTACCTAGCGTTATTCCATTTGTTGTATTAGATAAAAGAACAGGCTCACCTATCAATTCGATATTGCTGTTTCGATTGTCCGAACCCTCATATGCATTTAATAAGTCACAATCAAATTCAATAAATGTACTCCCTGGTTTAACAACATTAATAGCAGCAGAGCCAATTTTGACAACACCTGTACCATAGATTTTAATAATCGGTTTTGCATTGTAGTTAGTTGGATTAGTAATTGATCCTGAAGTCTTTAATGTTGTAATTTGTTCACCACTCTTGAGAAATTTTTGTGGCATACAATCGAAAACCACATTGAATGCTGCAGTTAGTTTATCTTTCGACATCACTTCAAAAGAACCGTTATACCTAGCTAATCTAAAATACTCTGGATGAAATGTATCTTCTAGCCTTTGATATCCAGCGTGACTATTCAGCCATCCAACCAAATCATTTAGTTTAGTTCGCATTTCGTTCTTCAAATAGCATAGATATGTGATTTGAATATTCTCGAACGAATTACTATTGATTGGTGTTAACGTACCATTTCTTCCTGGCACATTAATCGCATCCATTCTTCTTGCTGCAGAATTCCACCCATCAGTATCTGCTACATAGGTCGAAAAAGCAGA